TTTCATCTTTAGTAATCCTAAAGTGTTCAACAATATCATATAATTGTAGCTTTTCTAGGAACTCTGGAATAATCGAATTAGCAGCACTTATCATAGTGTACCTAGTGAATAGTATCTTATGACCCTGTTCAAACGTTAGAAAGGCTAAAAACGTGGTTATAGCGAATGATTTACCACTTCCTCTACCACCAGTAACAACAAAGTATCTTGTGTCGTTACCAAGTGCATTATATTTTTTATTCAGAACTGGCTTCTTCATTATCAAGCTCTATTGTATTATCTTCTTCTTGACTACCAGTAAATAGATTCTTAATATTGATATTTACCTTTTGTTGTTTCTCTTCAGGCTTATCAAGTGGCTTACCATATTTATATTCAAACAGTAACTTAAGATGAGGGAAAGATTGTTTAGCTTGTTCTGCTAATGATTCCCAAGCTTCTTCTTCACTTCCAAATACTTTTGCCATTGCGTTGAGTGCATAGATTCCGACTCTTTTACGTTTGGCATCATTAAGAGCAGA